CCATCCCCGGTGTACCATCCGACATCCCCACCCCTCCCCTTGGAAGCGCAAAGCACCGAGGAAACCCCGAGCCTTGCAGCTTCTGGGGACTCGAGCGAAACCGCGACTGGTGGCGAGGCCGGCCCTTCGATTGTGACCCCACAATCAGGGTTGGCCAGCTGCGTGGGTGGTGATGACACACCTGTGTTGAGCATGTGGGCTCGACACATCCACGAGGATCCTGGCGATTTCGTGGGTGGGACCGGGTTCTTGGCCTCTTGGGATCTACCTGAACCCGGGCCATTGCCTTGCCCCATGGTGGATGCTACACCAGGTTGGTTGAGTGAACACGTGGATGCAGCTAGTGGGTGTCCCCGGTCGTACGGTAGCATAATCCTGACCCCTGTTATTGGGCAACGGGTTAGAGGAGCGACTGGGTCTGCCTACTATGCGGTTCCTTGTGTTCAGTCCACCGCAGAAGTGGCTGCATTGCCGATGATTGGTACCGTTCCTAAAGGTACCACAGCGATGTCACTGCTCAAGAAGCAGTTTGTGCAGCCAGATCGTGATGACAAGTGGTTCGTAATTGGACCACTGTGTCTAAGCCATGTGCCTCTCCAGTTCTCCTCTTCCCGGGAAAATGAGATGAAGGCTTTGGCGGGGCGTCATTTGAAAAGTACGCCCAACGATCCCGCCACAGTTGCACGGTGGCGGTCAATTCTGCCGTGGACCAACGAGTTGGTCGATCTGATAGTCCCATTCCGCACTGGCGCCGATATGGATGGCTGGGTTGCTGGACAGCAACCAGCCACTAAGCGCATTGCGTTGCAGCGGGCCATCGAAGACCAATTGGCCATCACTTTGAAACCGGACTCCGCATATCGCACCTTTTTCACGAAGCGTGAATTGTTGCTGTGCGCTCGTTCGAAGTGCCCTCGAGGCATACAAGGCCTCCAGAAGATGGAGATGAACTTGTGTCTCGGGCCCTTCATCGAGTCGTGGGCCCGGGCGTGGCATGCCTATCTGCGCCATGAGCTACAGCGAGGTGAGGTCCCTCAGGTTATCTATACTGGCAAGTTTAGCCGGTTGGAGCTTGGGTCGATCCACGCGAAGTTGCTCGAGGATGGGTATGACTATCTTGAGGACGATTTCAGCCAGTATGATGCTAGCCAGGGAGAGGGCTGCCATCTGACTGAACGGGCAGTGTTTTCTCGGTTTGGCCTGGACCAGACGGCATTGAATGCGCTTGATTCTCAGCGGTACACCAAGGGGTTTGGGAGGTACTATAGTTATGAGATCGCGTACACACGCAAGTCAGGCGACCAGAACACGTCCGCTGGTAATTCGGTTCTCAATGCGGCCGCACACGTTTGGTGTTTGCGGCAAGCGGGGGTCACCGATTTCCACATGATGGTGATGGGCGATGACAACATTTTGTATTACAAAGTCAGTGATACCGTCCGCAGAGGCTGGGG